GTATCGGGAAGTAATGGCGGGATAGATACGAGTAATAGTTATTTAAACGATGCATCTGCTATCCTTTCAGTTGACTGGTCACATAGACAATTAGTTGGTGCTTCTGGTGATCTCTCTATAAATTGGGCATATAAACAATTAATTGATAGCAGCGGCGTATCTGTATACTGGTCAAATAGACAATTAGTTGATACTTCCGCTAATCTTTCTATAGATTGGGAAAATAGATACTTACGCTCACCAAATGGGGCAAATGCTTTTTCATTTAATAATGAAATATACACTTACTCTAATCTTTATCATGCTAGTTTAAAAAATCAAGGAACTGTGCAAGAAGGATTTTCTGCTGATGACAGTAGCTTTGCAGGAGATATAATTTATGCAGCAATACATACTTCCGTTACAGCCTCTAACTTAGTGTATTTAGAATCAGGAGATGGTAAATGGTATCCGGTAAACCAAGCCACTACCGGTAGTACTAAAATGCTAGGAATATGTTTAGACACAGGTAAAGGTAAAGACGGAATTATATTATTAGAAGGTCATGTTACTGTAAATGATGATGATTCGGGAATAGGGCCTTATGTTCCTGGTGTAGATCACGGTTTACCTATTTATATAGAAAGTGGAAGTTTAGCATCTATGTCAACTATTACTCCAATATCTGGTTATGTAAGACTTTTAGGACATGCTTACTACCAAAACGCAGCTAACACCCACCAATGGATAGTTAAATTTAGACCAAGTAACGATTGGTTCCAAATATAAGAATAATTTATGGCTAATATATCTCAAATAAATGGTAATTTTATAAACGCCGCTACTGCATCATTAGCAGTAACAGCATCTTATGCTTTAGCATCCCCGGGTGGAGGAGCGGCATTTCCATATACCGGTTCTGCTAGAATAACAGGATCGTTAAACGTAATAGGCACTACTACTGTAACAGGGTCATTTAGAGCTACAAGCATGACGGGTTCACTTCAAGGAACTGCAACAAGTGCATTAACAGCATCATATGTTCCTGGTACAATAGTTAAAACATATGGCTCCTACCCAACTGGAGATATGCGATGGGCAACCACTGGAAGCTATATATATATGTGGAACATACCAGCATTTGCTGGTGTTGGCTGCACATTGGACTTGTCAATTCATACGTATATCGGAATAATTTCTCCAGTGCAAATTAAATTGTATGCATCTACAAACTCAAACTACTCAGTAGCCGGTGATACGCTTATAGGAACTTACTCAGCTAGTATTGGTAGCACTAATCCTAATAACCAACAAGTATATAAACTTAAACGAACATTTTACACATGGACAGGTGGAGATTCAGAACAAGGATCATTTGAGTATTATATAGCAGGTGCAAATCCAACTGCGAGTCTATTATCGGATGAATCTATTACTGATATGTATAGTACTCTAGCTTCAACTTGGTACGACCCAGCTACTGGCCCTATACCAGCGTATTTAAAAATAACACACCAAACTACTAACGCAGGTATTTACAACTCTTCATTTGCATTGGGAGTAGCAAGAATAACGTATGGTAATTTATAATAGTTCTTAATATTTATTCAAAAGGGAAAAGTATTATGAATTTAGGCGGTTGGTTAGCTTCAATTATAACAGAAGATTCTAATAAACGTATTATTGCAATTTATCCAGGCCGTTTTCAACCGTTTGGTAATCATCATGCAAAAACATTTAGTTGGCTACAAAACCAATTTGGAGCTGATAATACTTTTATAGCTACCGGCGATAAAACTCAGAAGGGCAAATCTCCATTTTCTTTTGCCGATAAAAAAGCTATTATTTCGAAGTATGGTATAAAGAATGTGATACAAACTAAGCAGCCTTATACTCCTACGGAACTATTAAGTCGATTCGATCCTGCTACTACCGCAGTAGTATTTATGGTAGGTCAAAAGGATATGGATGACGACCCTAGATTTTCTATGAAACCTAAAAAGAGCGGAGATCCTTCGTACTTTCAACCATATGCCAGTAATAAAAATAATCTTCAAGGATATGATAAGCATGGTTATTTAATTGTAGCTCCACATGTATCTTTAAATGTTCCTGGGTTCGGCGAAATGTCAGGTACGTCATTGAGAAACGCTTTAAAGAACAGTAGTCCCGATACATTTAAAAAAATAATGGGTTGGTACGATCCTACTACGTATACCATGATAAAAAAAAAATTAACGGAACGTAAAATGAGATTTAAAGATTTGATAATAGAAGGAGGTGCTGGAGGCCATATGGCACATCCATTTGATATTTCTTCTGTAAAAAACGGTAAAGATCTAGTAAAAGTATTTGTACAAGCTGCTAGCTATTTAGAAAAAGGTCCTGCATCAGTTAAGATTGACGGAGTAAATGCTTCTATACGATTAGTTAATATTGATGGCAGACGTCAATTTGTAATGGATAGAGGGTCTAGCAAACCGTTGGATGTTAAAGGCGTTACTAAAGCAGATCTTGAAGCGCGCTTTGGCGCCGGCCATGGAATGATAGTTACTGGAGGTAAAGTATTAGATATTTTTAATGATGCTATACCAGATATAACCACTCAACTTAAAGCATTAGGTTTATGGAATAATCCAAATATATTGTTTAATATTGAATATGTTGCAGGCTCAACTAACGTATTGTCTTATAATAAGAACTTTTTAGCAATCCATGGATTACTAGAAATTGAACAAGTAACACCAAAGCGTCGTGCTACTAAAGAGATAACTTATAGTAAGAAATCAATGCAAGACTTATTGAACAATTTAGCCCCGACTGCGAACGAGTACGGGTTCGAAGTACTAGGATCTGTACCGACAACTTTAGATAAAGCTCCAGACTTCGCCGGCGAACTTGCTAAGAAATATTCTATTACTGTTAACGGGAAGAAAGTATCGAAAAGTTTAAGTCAATGGTTAGCAAATGCTAAAAATGAACGTGATACAACAGTTAAATTAGCAGACGGCAAATCAGTAGGCGCACAATCTAAACAAGTATTATTAGCCTTATCACAAGGAGCTGATGCCGCTACTATGGTAGCCAATCCTGATGATGTAGAAAAGGTAATTAACGGTTTTGTTATTTATTTGGCTACAATGGAATTGGGTAATGCAGTACTAGAAGCATTGAGTTCTCCATTAGGGCCTGTTAAAGATCATGAAGGTATTGTGATTAGAGATCCTAAGATATCTAGAGAACCGTTTAAAATAACCGGCCGATTTATTGTTAAAGGCCTTGAATCCCAGTTTAGATAAATATTTATATAAAATTATAACAAGGAAATATAATGGCAACAGAAAAAGAATTACGTAATGAAATACGTAAGCATGTACAAAATATGCTTAAAGAATATCAACCGGGCGGATTTCTTCAAAGTGTGGGAACACAAACACGTGCAAGTTTAGGTGCAAGTAAAAGTATGCTCGATAAATATTTAGGCGATGTTGATACTGAGCGTTTAACTAAATTACCCAAACCACAGAAAGTAAATTTATTAGTAGCATTAATGAAAACATTTGGTATTACTGCTAATGATTTAACTTCATTGCGTGGACAAGTATCACGTCAATTGAAAACTGCCGATATGGAAGCACCAGCAGTCGAAGAAGGTAAGCTTAATGAGATTGAGCTAGGGGCAGAACAAGGATTAGGAGCAAAGCGTGGCGGATTGACAGCGAAAGATTTAGGCGGCGCATCTAATTTAAACCGCGCAGAAGAATTTATAACTGCTATTAAAGAGTTACAAGATGAAAGAGCTAAAATAAAAGCTATTGGCTATGTATTAGCTAATATCGGATATACTTCAGAAGATTTGGTAAAAAATCTTAGTAAATTAAAAATGGCAATAAGAGTACAAGAGAAAGGTATTTAATACTAATGTCAAATAAGTTACAAAATTTAAAGGCTACCAAAGAATTGTTAGCCGGAACACATAGTACTCAAACACGTAAGTCATTTGGGTATGAAAGTAAATCTGATAGCAAACGTGCTACCGGAGATATATGGATAGAAAAAGATCCAAAGACAGGTGTAGAATATAAAATAGAACAAAAAGAAGGATTTCGTACTAAGACTCCATTAAATAGTATCTTAAAACAAATTCGACAAATTCTATCTGTTCCGGAAAAATGTCCATGTTGTAATAAAAAAATGCGAGATGAAGAACAACAGTTAAACTTTAAAATGTATTTCAAACGTAAAAAATGTTTTGAGTGTGTTATTAAAGAAGAGACTGCGATTCGAATGCAAGGTAAAGAGGCGTGGGAAGAATATTCACGTAATATAATGTTAGCCAATGCAGAAGCTTGGCTAGCTGATGCTGATAAAGAGGTTGATATTCTACGAGAATCGTTAAAAGTACAGTTCATTCAAAATGCTGAAGGTGGAATGGAAGAATGGGATCAAACTGCATTCCTAGAAAAATTTGATACTGATTACCGGTCATTAAAAAACAATATATTAACAAACTTAAAAGGCGAAGATGGCGACACCAAGGAAGGTAACTAAAGCTGCTGAAAAATTAGAAAAGCATAGTGCTGAAATGCAAGAAGTTGCTGCTAAATGGGCAAAAGCTATAGGCGATGAAAAACCTAAACTATTCGATAAATTAAAAAAGATGACAGCAGAAAAGCGTCAGCTGGAACAAGAATTGAATACGGCTTTATTGGAATTAGATAAAGATACTGAATTACAGATCGATGAAGTACGTAGTATAATACGTGATGTCATCCGTGAAGAATTAAAAAAGATGAAGAAATGAAATTAGCTCCGATTGCATTAAATATTATAACACGTAACATGGTTAACATGTTAACAGAATCGTTAGACGGATCGGCTAATACAGTGCAAAATAAGCTTAAAGATTTAAGTAATGAATTAACAGATGCGGGCGGAGACATTACAGACGAGGAAGTTCAAGCTGCCATGTTATCAGCTTTGATTGATGCCGATGGTAAAATAGATAGTGTTGATGTTACTGATATTGAATCTGTTAAAACTGAGATAAAAGAATCCCGTGGATATCTAACAGAAGATGACGGCGTATTTGGAGTAGTACACTTAGTAGGGGATGTATTAGGTAATGCCGCATTTCTAGAAAAACTAGATAAGGCTTTAAATAAAGTTGGTATTGATATAGACGAAAAACTTCTAGAAAAACGATTGAAAGTGATGTTTAGCGGTCTAAAAAAAGTAACTGGTTTTCCTGCCAAAGTTTTAGAAAAGTTTTTTGCATGGGTAAGTAAAAAATTCGGAGCTAGTGTTAAAGGACAAAAGATAGCTGGTATATCTGGTTTATTGATGTCAGTATTCTTCATGTTTGTAGTAGGGTGTGCTTTATTTCCATCTATAACATCTGGAGTATTAATGACTATTTCATTGACTAGTTTAATAGGAAAGTCAGTTGAAATTGTTTCTTTAATAAAAGAATTACTACATTTGATGTCAGATAAACACGGAGATGCAGCACCTGCAGTAGCATAATGAAACAAATATCAAATATATGGTTTTATACGTTAGTAGGCAGTATTGCCTTTCTAACACTAATAGTAATAGTATTATCGTTCAGAAAGCCAGAATTACCTATCGATGTACAACGTTATAAACTAGAACATGCTATTGACAGTTTAAATGTAGTAATAGATAACGATGCTAATATACGTGCAAAACTTAATTTACAAATTGATTCGTTAAACAATTCAATTGCTAAAATAGAAACAAGTGTTATTAAAAAACAAAAAGAAATACAACAACTACGGAAGGAATATGAAGAAACAATTAATCATGTTAATAGCTTTTCTAATGACGACATTAACAGCTATTTCGCAAAAAGATATTCTGAGTGATAGTTTAGTTTGTTTACCTCCGGGTACAATGAAAGAAATTATTATGGATTTAGAATCAGGCGACCAAGCCAGACGAGAACTTGCATTAGTATATAGTATCAATACAGATTTAAGTAATACAATTGCCTTGAAAAATTCTATTATACTAAATCATCAGAAAAAAGAAACTACGTATATAACGGATATTAATTCGTATAAACAAATTGTAGATGCTAAAAATGTACAAATTGAACTAGCCGTTAAAGAAGCTAGAAAATATCGTAGACAACGCAATGGAGTAATTATCGGAGGATCTGCATTATTAATTGCAATTCCTACATTAGTTCTTGTTTTTACGTTATAAATTTTATATATTGAATAGTTATGTCAAAATCATTAAAAGAAATAATAGCAGACGAATATAAAAAATGTGCAGCTGACCCTGTACATTTTATGCGTAAATACTGCATAATTCAACACCCTACGAAAGGAAAGATGTATTTTAATTTATATCCTTTCCAAGAAGAAACATTACATGATTTACGTGATAATCGATATAACATTATTCTTAAGTCACGTCAGTTAGGTATATCAACTTTAACAGCGGGATATGCTCTTTGGGCTATGTTATTTAAAAATGACTATAACGTTCTTGTTATTGCTACTACTCAAGACGTTGCTAAAAACTTGGTAACAAAAGTAAGAGTGATGCATGATAATTTACCGGCATGGCTAAAAGGTAAATCAATTGAAGATAATAAATTATCATTACGTTTTAAGAATGGGTCACAAATCAAAGCCGTATCAAGCGCAGGTACATCAGGTCGTTCTGAAGCATTGTCGCTATTGGTAATTGATGAAGCTGCGTTCATTAAAGGTATTGATGAAATTTGGACATCGGCTCAACAAACATTAGCAACGGGTGGAGGTGCTATTATATTATCTACGCCTAATGGTACTGGTAATTTATTTCATAAACTATGGGTGGATGCTGAAGCTGGAGGACAATTTAATCCGATTAAGCTACACTGGACAGTTCACCCAGATCGTGATGAGACTTGGCGTGAAGAACAAACGCGTTTGTTAGGGGATAAGGAAGCAGCGCAAGAATGTGACTGCGACTTTATATCATCTGGACATACGGTAGTTGATGGGCCTATTATACAATGGTATGAACAAACATATGTAAAAGACCCTGCCGAGAAACGAGGGTTTGACAGTAACTATTGGATATGGGACTACCCAGATTACAGTAAAAGTTATGTAGTAGTAGCTGACGTTGCTCGTGGAGATGGAGCTGACTATTCGGCATTCCATGTACTAGAAATAGACTCCATGGCTCAAGTAGCAGAATACCGAGGTAAAATAGGAACTACTGAATACGGTAATATGCTAGTAACAGTTGCTACAGAATATAATAATGCATTGCTAGTTATTGAAAATGCCAATATTGGATGGGCAGTTATTCAAATAGCAATTGATCGTAACTATGAAAATTTATATTATTCATATCGTCAAGATGCATATGTAGATGAAGATGTACATTTATCTAAAGGTTATGATTTAAAATCTAAATCAGATAAAGTACCAGGATTTTCAACTACATCAAAAACAAGACCTTTAATGATTTCTAAACTAGAAACTTATTTTAGAGAAAAAGGCCCGGTTATAAAAAGTAAAAGACTAACAGATGAATTATATGTATTTATATGGAACGGTAGCCGTGCAGAAGCACAGCGAGGTTACAATGACGACTTGGTAATGTCATTTGCAATTGCATTATGGGTACGTGATACGGCATTACGTTTACGTCAACAAGGAATAGATTTATCTAGAAGATCTTTAGGTCATTTTGGTAAAGTTAATCCTAGTGTATATTCATCTAAAAATTCATCAAATGGTACATGGGACTGGAACGGAGATAAAGACGGTCTTAAATGGTTACTATGATATTTATATAAAAAAATAGAGTATGGCAGACACTTCACTATCGAATCGATTAAAACGTTTATTTTCAACAAACGTTGTTGTTAGACGAATAGCTAAAAATAGATTAAAAGTAATTGATACCAATAGACTTCAATCTTCTGGCGCATTATCAAGTAATAGATATATAGATCGATTTGCTGGATTACAACGTGGCCAGTCATATGGTACATATAATCAATCGTATACATTTCATACTTCAAAATTAGAATTATTTTCTGACTATGAAGTAATGGATATGGATCCAATATTATCATCTGCTTTAGATATATACGCTGATGAATCTACAGTAAAAGATTCGGATGGAGATACATTGACTATACGTACTCCTAATAACGAAGTATATAAAGTATTACGTAATTTATTTTATGATATTCTTAATATCGATTATAATTTATGGCCATGGATTAGAAATGCCTGCAAATACGGAGATTTCTTTTTGTATTTAGATATCGAAGATGAGTTAGGTATTATCAATGTAGTACCACTTTCAGCATATGAAGTTCGTCGTGAAGAAGGGTATGATCCTGAAAATCCATATGCGTATAGATTCATGTTTGAGGGTAGCCATACAATGTATGCGGCTTCTCGTACAAGAACTGAAAGAGAGCCGTTGGAAAATTATCAAGTAGCACACTTCCGTTTATTGTCTGATACAAATTTCTTACCGTATGGTAAGTCAATGATTGAACCGGCACGTAAAATATTTAAACAATTAACGTTAATGGAAGATGCGATGTTAATTCATCGTATAATGCGTGCACCGGAACGCCGTATCTTTAAAATAGATGTTGGTAATTTACCACCTGCAGAAGTAGATGCACATGTTGATGCCATTATACAAAAGATGAAGAAGATTCCATATATGGATGAGACTACAGGTCAGTATAATCTTAAATTTAATATGCAGAACATGTTAGAAGATTATTTCTTACCAGTACGTGGAGGAGAGTCTGGTACGTCAATTGAATCATTACCTGGATTAAGTAATGACGGTCAAATTGATGATATCGAGTATTTACGTAACAAGATGCATGCGGCATTAAAAATACCAAAAGCATTTTTAGGATATGATGAGGGTGTTGAAGGTAAAGCTACATTGGCAGCTGAAGATGTACGATTTGCTAGAACCATTGAACGTATACAAAAAATATTTGTATCGGAATTAACTAAGATTGCAATTGTACATTTATATGCACAAGGATTTGAAGATGAAGATTTAACTAATTTTAGTTTATCATTAACTAATCCATCTTTGATCTATGAAAAACAAAAATTAGAGACGTTAGCTACTAAAGTTGATTTATCAGGTAACCTTAAAGAAAGTGGAATGTTTTCTGAAAAATGGATTTATGAAAACATATACGGAATGACTCAACAAGAATGGCAAGCTGAACAAGCGCAAGTTATTGAAGATTTAAAACAAGACTTCCGCAAAGAACAAATTAAGTCAGAAGGTAATGATCCAGTTAAAACTAATATGAGTTTTGGTACGCCGCATGATATTGCTAGTATGCATGTAGCAAATAAAATGGATGATTTGCCTATAGAACAAGAACATGTCGCTGGTCCAGGTCGACCTAAAGATGCTAGTACATGGGGTAAACATTCTAGTCCCCATGGCAGAGATCCATTAGGAGCTAAAGAATTATCTAAAACATTTAGTGCAGATAAATCTCCATTACAACATAATTTTAAAAATGGCTCGCCATTAAGTACAGAAAACATTGTATCCAAAAACCTATTAGATTCATTAAAAACTAAATTTAAGTCTACAAAAATACTTAAACAATCGTTAAATGAAGATGTACAAGATCAGGATGCTGGTACAATGTTAGACGAACGTCAGTTATTAGATTAATAGTTTGTCAGTTGACACATATTTATTAAAAATATACGTACTAACAGGACGCATTTAATGAAACGAATTAAACATTCAAAAGTAAAAAATACCGGTTTGATATTCGAACTATTGGTAAGACAAGTAGCCTCGGATACAATGAATAATCGTGATTCTAAAGCATTACGTATCATTAAAAGAAATTTTAAATTGAATTCTCTTTTAGGACAAGAACTTAAGTTATATCGATCACTTCATGAAGAAAAATTTAATGATGCTAAGGCAGAACTATTTGTATCTGCTGTTATAACAGCACGTAGGTCTATTAATGAAACGTCACTGAAACGTGAAAAATATAATTTAATTAAAGAAATTCGCGCTACATATGATATCGAAGAATTCTTTAAAGCGCGAGTTAGTAATTATAAACTACATGCTGCTGCATATAAATTATTTGAATATGCCGAAGCAGATGATCCAAAGGAATATGTAGTTAATAAATTTACTATTATAGAGCATGTATCAAGTCCAGAACGTAAGAGTTCTACAAGTACTGCATTAGTAACCGAAAATAAAGATTTGCAGATTTTAGCATCGAAAATTCTTATCGATAAGTTTAACGAAAAGTATTCAGTATTATCTTCTCCGCAAAAAAATATATTGCGTGAGTATATTAATAATGTAAATAATTCAGTTGGGCTTAAAAAGTATATTTCTAAAGAAATTAAAAATTTGCAAGAACAACTTAATAAACTTAAAACTACTGTACCTAGTAAAGTAGTACGTATTAAGTTAACAGAAGTATCTAGTCTATTATCTCAATTAAACAAGAAACATGTAATTGAAGATAAGGATGTTGTTACTATGTTAAAGTATTATGAATTGATAGATGAATTAAATAAAGTAAAAGGATAATATGCCAGAACAAGGTCCATATACATATACACCGACAGCTGCTAGTCAATTTGAAAGATTAGGGCACCCTGGTAAATATATTACATCGTATCAGTATTCATCAGGAGATATCTATTTTACCGGATCTAATTACGGATACGGATCTATTATGGTAGTAGCTGCCGGTGGAGCAACTGCTAGTTTATCTAACGGTGGAACATTGAATTTAGGTGACTTGAACGTAAAAGATGTATATGATTTTTCTATCAGTAGAATAACTGGCGGAACGGCATCATCTGTTTACTTATTTAAACGTCAGGGAGTAGCATGAGTTTTTTAAAAGATATAGAAAAACATTTTCATCGTCTTAATGAAGCTGTCGACCGTGTTTCTGATAAAGAAGCAGAAACAGATTTTGACGATTTAGAAGATACAGACTTAGATAATGACGGAGATGCTGATAAGACAGATAAATATCTCCATAAACGTTTAGGTAAAGTTGCTAAGATGGAAGAAAATGCCTTAGGCGTTGTAGAACCATACTATGTTGAAATTGCAGTTCGTGATGCACGTAAAGCAGTTGAAGCTATACAAGATGACACTCAATTGAGAATGGCATTACGTAATAAGATATTAGTTCCATATGGTACTAACGTATTTGCAACCGATGATCAAGAAATAATTCAAACATTGTCTGATATTTTATCGGGTAATAATATTGAGTTGACTAGTCATCAAGGGTTAGATGAAGAGTCGTCTACCGCAGGCGTACCTGGATATCAAACTCCATTTGCATTTGGAAAGGCTAATAAAGATACATTAGAACAAGGCGGAATGAAGCCAGTTAAAAAGACTAATAAAATTTTTAAACCGATCTGGAATGAAAATAAGTCTGCATATAAAAAGATGATGTCGGAAATGTACGGAGTAGCTTCAACAATAAATGAAGCCTCTAATCCAACATTAGATAAGGCAGTTGACAAATTTGTTCAGGCTTTAGCGGCAAAAAATGGATATAGAAGACCTGACGCTATAATGGCTATATTTGAATCGCTTAAACGATTAGGATATATTCATCCAAGTGTCGATTATAAATCACCATCAGGATATAGTATTGAAGAAGCAGTCTCATATAGGGACTATAAAAAAGATCCAACTTCAACACCATCGCAAAAAGTTAATGCTGGTATAATGGAAGTTAATCGCATGTTAAGCGAAATGGAAAAAATTGTACATAACAATTTGCGTTTAAAAACGGAAATGGGTGTACAATCAAATCATTTTTGGAAATCAACAAGTACACGATTTTCAAAAATTAACGAACGTATTGTTAGAATCTCAAATAAATTAAAGGAATTATCACAATGAGCTATTTTATCGATTGGCGCGACTATGTAAGACAACCGCGCATCAAAAGTTTAATTGAAAGTAAGGGTGTAGAAGCGGCCCGTCAAGAATATATCCGCGAATCAAACAAGGCAATGTGGGACGATCCGTTGATTATAAACGAAAGTTTGTATAGTTCAGCTGACCCGACAACAGCTGCAGCATCTGCAGGCGGATCTAGTCCGTCAATAGTAGGACATGTAGCTGAAGTTGAAGCATTTACATGGGTTGGTACAATAAACAATAATGTAACTGGATCTGCCGGTGACGGGTTGAATGGGTATTATATCGAAGTACCTACATATAACGGCTCAGTAGATTTTTCATATAACCACGTAAATTCTACAAAAAGATTTAGATTCTATTTTGTATCAGCGTCAACTACAGGATTTACTGCAACAAATACAACTGGAATAGCAGGTGTAGTAACAGCTTCATATTCTAAATCTTCTGAGACTATTAACGTTACTGGAAGTTTACTTAGTAAATTATATACAGCAATTCTTAGCCAAGGCGCTACTGCAGTTGTAGCCGGATTTACAAATACAATTGCTCCTAGTGCATTATTTGCTCCTACGATGTCAGCTGGTAGTAGTTCATTATCATTTGTACATGTTAATAAAGGTGGAGTTCCGGCAATTAGTACTACAATTCCTACAACAACTAGTTCTGTAAGTATAACAACTAATGGATTAGATAGATATTGGGGAACAACAGCATCTGCTCCTGGCCCAACATTTGACGGCGCTATATCCCCATATACAACATTTGCACGCAGAGGATAATAAAATGTCTAAACAATTAATTGTCGATTATGGTCTGTTTGAAGTATCAACTCAACAAATTAACGAATCGTTAGCTAACAATAACGGTAAATTAATTGTTAATGGCGTACTTCAACGAGCTGATGCGCGTAACCAAAACGGTCGTGTATATCCCATGGAAACACTAATGCGTGAAGCAAAGAAGTATGAGTCGACATATATAGCAGAGCGTAGAGCATTAGGAGAGTTAGACCATCCAGATAGCTCAGTGGTAAACTTGAATAATGTATCGCATAATATTTTAGGTATTGCATGGAAAGGACATGATTTGGTAGGAACTGTAGAAGTACTACCAACCCCTTCGGGCAATATACTTAAGGCTTTATTTCAATCAGGTATTAAATTAGGTATTAGTTCCCGCGGATTAGGTTCTGTAAAAGAAGTGATGCGTGAAGGAAATTCTGCAATGGAAGTTCAGCCCGATTTTGAATTAATTGCCTTTGACTTTGTAAGTAATCCATCTACACATGGAGCATTCCTGTCTCCTGTCAATGAATCGATTAACAGTAAACTTAAGTCTAATAAGTACGGAAATATTGAACGTATTATTTCCGATATAATCATGGAGTTCTAATATGTCAGCACCGAACAGAGGTTTAATAGATTTGGCACATTCATCACAGTATGGCCCAACTAATCCAGGTCAATTGGGTACCGGTACTATTTTAGGGACTAATATTTCTCCTATTGCAAATGCGCAATTAGGTAACCCAAAGAATGGTAAAAAGTTTTTTAACAGCTTATTTGACTCGTCACATGCTAGTTTATATGGGCCATTTAATGTGCCAGGTAAACGTGGCACGGGAATTATGCCAGATGTGTTCGGAAACATACCTAGAGAAATTAATATTTAAAGGATAGTATGTCAGAGTTGAAATCACGATATGCGCAATTATTTGCCGGTAAATTTAAATCAAATGATAAAAAATTGATATCAGAAGGATTTGAAGACTTACAAGATGTGGCCGATCGTTTATCAGAATTATACGATCAGGTCTATGGATTTGAAGAGGCGATGGTAAACATGATTGATGACCTCGAAGTGGCTAATCCAGAAAATACTATGTATAAACAATTAAATGCACAAGCCAGTAGATATGCTAAAGCAGTAATAACTAATATGGATGGCATTTCAAAAATAATAGACAAATTAGAAAAAATAGGATCTATGCAAGATGAAGAAATTTGAACAACAATTACTAAAAAACATTCTTAAAGAGAATGTTGGCATGGACGACGAAAAGAAAGTTACGAGTGAAGAAAAACGTAATTTTCTTCACGCCGTATCAGAATATCACAGATTAGGTGAAATGATCTATCGTGCACAAGGATTAAAAGAAGTAGCCGAAACAATAAAAAATATTGTAGCTACTGCAGAAAACTTGACAATACAAGAATCAGAACATTGGTTTGATAATGTTACGGTGTCACGTCATATGAAACAGATGAATGAAGCTTATAAGGTATTTGAAAAGACCTCCCAGGAAATGGCAGGAATGCAACAACGCTTAGAAGCTGCATATGAAGATATGGGAACGGTATTAAACAAGTATTATAAAGTTAACGAAGCTTTAAAATAATTTGATTTATTGTAAATAAGTTATTATATTAATACAAAATAAAAAGTTATGAGTAAAAAACAAAAACATTTTGAAAGCATTATACCTGGCGCAATGACAGGAGTACGTGTTCCTAAATTACCTTTCGATGATGGTAAACGTGATTTATCGTTTGCATTACGTAAGTGGAAGAAAATGATTAAAGATTCTAAGATTTTAATTGAATTGAAAGATCGTACGGAATACATTAAGCCATCCTTTAAGAAAAAGGAACAACGTAAACGTAGTGCTTATTTACAACGAAAGCAGTCAGAAAATATCTAGTTGTAATAAAAATTAAAAAAAGATGTCAGAAACGGCATCTTTTTTACTATCTACCATATTTATATTTGTCTTGATACTATATCTCAATATATAGTCACTCTAAATTATTTTATATCTCTATTAAGATTACAATAGTCTTATTTCCAAATTAAATACGAGGAAAAGCAATGAACAAATTGTTAAAAGAGGCAATTGCTGATGCTAAAGCTGTACGCGAAACTGCACTAGCAAATGCCAAAATTGCATTAGAAGAAGCTTTCACCCCAAGACTCCAAAGCATGTTATCTGCTCGCTTATCTGAAGCTGATGAAGATGTGTACGAAGAAGAAGAAGAAATTGAAGCACCAGAACCAGAAGTAACTGAAGAAGGTGAAGAAAATGATACTGACGGTACACCAAATCCAGGCCCAGCTATTGAAGAAGAAGATGATATGGAAATGGAAGAGGAAGGGTTAGATCTTGAATCGATCATTCGTGAACTTGAAGGCGACAGTGAAGAAATGTACGAAGAAGAAGAGGAAGAAGCTCCTGCACCAGCTCCAGAAGTAACTGAAGAAGGTGAAGAAGAAGATTCTAACATTTCTATCGATGAAATCATTAACGCACTTCGCGAAGCTGACGGTGAAGATGAAGAGGTTGTTAAAGAAGAAGAAGAGGATGTTGTTGAAGAAGAAGAAGACGAAAAAGAATCTGCGAAAGTAGAAGAAGCTTATCGTGTTATCAAATTCTTGAAAAACAAAATCAACGAAGTTAATCTTCTTAATGCAAAATTATTATTTTCAAACAAGTTGTTTAGAAACTATGAATTAAATGAATCACAAAAGATGAAAGTTATTGAAAACTTTGACCGTGCAAATAATTTGCGTGAAGTTAAGTTAGTATTTAGCACAATCTGCGAATCATTAACTGTTTCTAAAGCAGCTAAAAAACAAAACATTAAAGAAGGCTATGCTTCTAAACCAGTTCGTAGCACTGCTCCGAAGAAAGAAATTCTTTCTGAAAGCAATGCATTAGCTGCACGTTGGAAAAAATTAGCTAATTTAAAGTAATTAACAAACAAGAGGAAAAACAATGAATTTAAATTCTTTATTACCTCATGATGCTCAAGCAAACCAAAATGCAGTATCACTTCAATTAGAAAAGAAGTGGTCACGTACTGGTCTTTTGGAAGGTTTAGGCAATGAGGTTGAGCGCAAGGGCATGGCTGTTCTTTTAGAGAACCAAGCTAAGCAACTTGTAACTGAAGCTAACTCTACCGGTACTGATTCAAACGCTGAACAGTGGGCTGGTGTAGCTTTACCATTAGTACGTCGTATCTTTGCTGAGATTGCAGCGAAAGATTTCGTTAGTGTACAACCAATGAACTTACCATCGGGTCTTGTATTCTATTTGGATTTCAAATATGGTACAGCTCAAGGTACCGCTCGTCCAAATGCAGGATCTGGTAATGACTTCTTAACTGGTCAAGGTCGTAACTCTCAAATGGATTCTGTATTTGGTGTTACCGATTCAGACCGTGGTACCACTGGTGCTCCTGCTGAAGGTCTTTACGGTGCTGGTCGTTTTGGTTATTCTGTAAACAACGTTACTGCATCTTTAGGTGCTTTGACTAACACTGTAACAAATGCACGTACAGGATCTGTAGCAGCTGGTACTGGTGCATTTACTAACGCTGGTGCATTATCACAAACACAATTCGACTGGTTTACTAACTATAACGCAGAATTTTCTGCTTCTGTAGTTGCTAACGGGTTGTCTGGATTTACTATTTTGTCTATCCCGACTTCATCTTTAACTGTTCCAGATTTGAAAGGTATCCGTGGATTTAATGTACAAGCTAGTAACATCACTGGATTCTATCCTGAGTTTACTAGAATTTCTGCAGACAAAGGTCATATTGATTTCTTAGTAGACCCTGCAGTTGATTTCAATGCTCCTGTATTGGTTTATCATAAGCAACCACTTGATAACAGCCGTGGTGATTTTGAAGATCCAACAGCTATTGGAAACAATACTAACTCTAGCACAAACTTAGCTATTCCGGAAATCAACTTAGAACTTCGTTCTGAAGCAATCGTTGCTAAGACTCGTAAGTTAAAGGCTATTTGGTCTCCTGAATTCGCTCAAGATTTGAATGCTTACCATAGCATTGATGCTGAAGCTGAATTGACTTCTATGCTTTCTGAGTACATCTCTCAAGAGATTGACCTTGAAATCTTAGACATGTTGATCCAAAACGCTCAAACAACTGAGTATTGGTCAGCACAAGTTGGTTATGTATTTGATTCTGCTACTAACGCATTTGTAAATGCTGCTACTGCTGGTCAGGCATACAACCAAGGAACTTGGTTCCAAACTTTAGGAACTAAGATCCAAAAAGTATCTAACAAAATTCATCAGTTGACTATGCGTGGTGGAGCGAACTTCTTAGTATGTTCTCCAACTGTATCAACTATTCTTGAGTCTATCCCAGGATATGCTGCCGATACTGACGGTAACAAGATGAACTTTGCAATGGGTGTACAAAAAGTAGGTGCTATCAATAGCCGTTACCAAGTATATAAGAATCCTTATATGACTGAAAACACTATCCTTTTAGGATACCGTGGATCTCAGTTCCTTGAGACTGGCGCTGTTTATGCTCCGTATGTTCCATTGATGATGACACCACTTGTTTATGATCCAACGAACTTCACTCCAAGAAAAGGTGTGATGACACGTTACGCTAAGAAAATGGTTCGTCCAGAATTCTACGGTAAGATCTATGTAGGTGGTTTGAATACCCTATAATTGTTAATTAATAATTAATAATTGTTTATTATGTAAAGAGGCGGCTTCGGTCGCCTTTTTACTTTTCAAAGGATATTTATACAAAAGGAGAAAGGTTATGGATCCAGTTAAATTGTCAAACTATGAAAAGCGTAAGCCAAAGAATCCTATTAAATTTGCTATTGAATTAAATGAAGAGCAAAAGTTAGCGAAGTCATTGATTTACGATAATCCAGTAGTATTGTTGAAAGGGCAAGCCGGTTCCGGTAAAACATTAGCAGCTTGCCAATGTGCCTTAGACATGTTCTTTAAACGTGAAATAGAAAAGATTGTAATTACAAGACCTACGGTAGCCAAAGAAGATATTGGATTCCTACCAGGCGATCTAAAAGAAAAAATGGATCCGTGGTTAGCTCCTGTATATTCCAATCTATATCTTTTATACAATAGAGAGAAGGTAGATAAAATGGTAGCAAATGGAGAAATTGAAATTGTACCGTTTGCATTCATGCGAGGTAGAACATTTCCTAATACCTATGTTATTGTAGACGAATGCCAGAATATTACACATAGTCAAACTGAAATGATGTTAGGTCGTTTAGGCAAAGGAGGCAAAATTATATTTTGTGGAGACATATCTCAAGTAGACTTAAAAAGTAAAAAAGACTCAGGCATAGGATTTTTCAATAATCTTGAGTCTAGAATTGAAGGTGTTAGAATAATTATATTAAAGAAAAATCACCGTCATGAAATTGTAGAACACATATTGAAAATATACGAGGAATTTAGAGATTAATATTTATAACAAACACAACCATGGCTGACTTAACAGTATACATTAACGAAAAAATTACTATAGATGGCACTGAAAGAGGAGTTTTAACTACTCAAACTGTGTCAAATATTAATTCTATTGACAGTAGAATATTAAACATTTTAACAGGTTCATACACGCCTTTATTTTATTTTGATCCATCTAATGTAAACGCTGGAACTTTTTCTACAGGTAGTTTTAAATATGGAAGAATAACTAATAAATCATCGACAGTACCAATTCAAGTAAAAATAACCGCAGACACTGTTCCGTCATCAACTTTAACAAACACATCATTTATTGTAACCCCAGGTAACTCATTCTTCTTATCAACTACAGCTGTTACTGGATCAAGCCCAGGAAGTAATGTGTTTACGTTTAATCAATATATTTACTATTTGTCAGTGTCACCTTCAGGTTCTTCTGCTAACATTGAATATTTTATAGCAACTACTTAATAAATCAACACAATGAATATTCCTATATATCCTGGTTCTAGCTCATTTGCTCCTGGAGAAACTCCATTTGGGTTTTATGATTATGATTCTCAGTTTCAAAGTGACGCTGATAAAGTAACTACATTTTGTGCTCGTAGATTAGGATATCCTATTATGGAAGTTGAATTGCAAGATTTAAACTTTTACACAGCATTTGAAGAAGCTATTACAACATATGGAAATGAATTGTATGCTTTCCAAACTCGAGACAATTTACTAAATGTAATAGGAGCGTCTACATCATCAAACATGAATCATGCCATTATAACTCCTTCAATGGCTGGGGTAATTAGATTGTCTCAACAGTATGCTGAAGAAGCTGGAGTAGGAGGAAACATAAATTGGTACAGTGGATCAATTGCTACAACAGCTAGCATTCAAGATTATGATTTAAGTAAGTGGGCTTTAGACAACAACATAACAGGAGGAATTGAAATTAAAAGAGTATTTTACCAACCACCTCCTGCAGTTAATCAAGTGTACAACTTAAGTGTGTTTTCAGGTTTAGGAGGAGTACCAGCAGTTGGTGCTTATGGATTGTTTGGATCAACAGGGTTTTTAATGTATCCAACTAGTTTATTGCTTCAGTCTGCTCAAGCAGTAGAAATGCAAAATGAAATTTCTTTAAACAACTACTCATTTGAATTAAAAAACAATAAGTTAAGAATATTTCCTATTCCAACATATAATGATCATCACATTTGGTTTCAGTATATTAACATAGATGAAAGAAACAACAGTGTAATAGGACAAGCGCCAGGAGCAGTAACAAATCCTTCAAACATTAATTTTACCAATCCAGTGTATTCTCAAATTAATTCTATTGGAAGACAGTGGATATTTGAATATACGTTAGCATTATGTAAAGAAATATTAGGATATGTAAGAGGAAAGTATCAATCATCAATTCCTATTCCCAATAAAGAAATATCTTTAAACTCAGGAGACTTAATAACAGCAGCAACAACTGAAAAAACAGCATTAATTGAAAGATTAAGATTGTACTTTGACGATACTTCTAATCAAAAGCTGTTGGAAAGAAAACAAGCTGAAACAGTAGCTCGTCAAATAGAATTACAACAATCACCCATGACAATTTTTATAGGATAAAATGGCATTATTTGGATCTAGCAGAGACGTGTCTTTTATAAGAAGACTTAATAGAGAAGTAATGGGAAACATTATTTCTCAAGAATGTGCTTTTTACAAATATAAAATAGCTGAAACTAAAGTTAACATGTATGGTGAA